GAAGGCGGCCTTCTTAACTAGCAACGCAGCGCGCTCTTCCTGGTTGAGACCTTTTGCTATGTTCCTAGACTTCGGAACACCACTGCTAGCGTGGCGGAAAAGGTAAAGATGCTCCTCGATAGGTTTAAGAAACCTACCGAGCTCAACGCAGTACTTCGGATTACGAAATTGGATGGCTCGGGGGTCAGGATTGGGTTTGTCGGGGTCCGGAGCAATCTTTTCAGACTTGACGAACATCTTTACCGACGCGTCCAATTTGTTGAGTCCAAAGGCAAGCACCTCATCGGTGGCTTGAATGTACCTTGTTCTCTTACCACCTGAGTACCTAAGCGGCATCATATAGTAATCCTCGGGGACGCACTTAGGCAGTGCGTCAGCGATGCGTGTCGCGGCGACCTTTAGGTCGGCCAGCCCAGCGACAGTAGGGGCTGGCACCACCCCACAAACACGGTTGGCTATGGAGACCAACTGGTTGTGTAGGCAGTCATGGTGACAAAAGGGTTGAAAGATTTGGTCAGTCAACACTGGCGTGGCAACCCTTACCACACGTCGTGCGTGTTGACACCCATCGTCGGTTGGGACTCTGAGGATAGCACAGCCCTTGGCCAAAGGTTCAAGAGGCTTCGAGCCAGCACAGAGCCCCGGAACCGACGCTGGGCCCCGTTAGGCGATAGGTAGGGCCTTTCCGTTAGGAAGGACTCCCTTCCTGACGAATCGGTCTACCAAGTGGATATCGTCCAGATCAGCCTGGGGCCCTCGCGTGAGTCCCTCTAAGAAGGCTAGTTCTCCAGCAGACGCTCGCACCGCTATCCCGACGGCACGGTACATCTGCGAGGACTGCACGACAGTACTCCAGTGTTTGCGGTTTTGGTGCATCCACTGGGCTGCCTTGCGCGCCAACTCGGTGACTCTTCTCGAATCGCGTGGGGCAAACGCCGATTGCAGTATTAGGTACCCAACCAACTCTCTGTACACACCTGCCTTAACGCACATTGAGTCCACGTCAGCCTCTAGGTCGGTGTTACGACTTCG